TAAGTCTGTGCTGTTAATCACATATTGCACGTCGTAATGTTCTTGCATATACCGTACATATTCTTCCACAATCCTAGTGGCTCGGTAAGTCGAAGTCAGACATGGTTTCTCTTCTAAAAACCAACGCATTCCTGCCATTCCAAACAAGTCAATATCTCTAGGATCATACGGTTCGATTAGCATAGCTTGCTGAGAGGTATCTTGTGTGGTCTGCATTTTGTTCTCCTACGCGAGTTAAGTTGTGTCTACCACAAAACCGCATGAACCGTATGCCAACTTGGCTTTTGGGTTCAGCTTGTACTGCTTCGACAATCGCGTCATCAAGTACATCTTTAATATCGTCTGGCTGTGCAGTCAAGTCAATCAATTGCACGTTGCGCAAATAATCATCGCGCACAACATGTTCAACGTCTTCGTGATCAGTCCAGCGCTGTAACATAAAGTTGTTCCAGTTAAAGCCTTTGCCACTGCGATCATTAAACGCTTCTTCCATGCCAATCTTATTTTTAGTGCCCTTCTTGCGAGCACCCGGATAAGCTGAAAACACGTTGTCGCTTGAATCACCACGAATACACTTTTCAAACAGCAACCATTCTGGATCGCCAATCATTTTGTGCTGTTTTGTTTTCTTATCAATAACAGGCTTACCACGGTCGTCGAACACGCCTTCAACTGTGAATAACTGATTTGCAATGCCGTTGTATTGCTTTACTCGAGGAGTAAGCAGTTGATAAAAGTCACTGTCGCTTGAGATAATAACATGATCGTCTTCTGGATGTGTTTGAATCCAACGTGCAATAAAGTCATCTGCTTCACATCCTTTTGCTTGCAAGACTGTAACGTTTGTTTCTGTATGCAAGAAGTCTTTAAAGTTATCAAACGCTTCAAAGAAGAGTCGATCCTCTTCTGATTCTGCTTCAGTCATCCTGTCGCGCGATTCCTTGCGATTGGCTTTGTATGGCGTGTAAAAGTCTTTACGCCAACTGCGTCCTTCAAAGCAGAACACAACATGTGTACCGCCTAAGTCGCGCCAACCTTTGTTGATGCTGGCAAACATAATATGCATTGCCATACCAATCTTTGTTTCGATGTCACTGCCACGTACCACGTGACGGGCACGGAAAAACATATTTGCCGCGTCCACTAGAATATAAGTCATTAGGTCTCCATTTGTGTTATTTTACACTCGATCGGTAAAATTGTCAAGTTTAATTAGTTGGCAACCAGATTAGACTGCGAAAGAATAAGTCTGTTTCTACACTGTTGATCAACCTTGTGAGTTCTTCGGTATCTAATATGTCGGTCAATCCGGCATCAATCAACAGCATATTGATCTGCTCCACCGCACGGCGTATGCTTTCATCTGAACCTGTATTAGCATCTGGAAAGCTTTCAACCAATGTCGTTGTCATTATCTTGTCCTAATTTTTCAAGAAAGAACAATTCTTGTAATTCCTTGCACAGTGCGAGCTTGGTGTCAACATCAGCATCGTTTAGAAATGCTTGGTGCAGTCTGTTAGCAGCTTCCTTCATTTCTTTAATTATTGGTTTCATCGTCTACTCCACTATGTAATTTTATTAAAAACTCAACGTGATTCAACTTCTTTTCGATTAGTTTGATAGCTCTTCCGTCACCAGGCTGTATAAGACCACTGCTACGTTCACGTAACAACAGTGTTAGCACATGGTGTTCAAGGTGAAGTTTTTGCAGTTCAATAACTTCCATTATCTCAACTTCAATCCACCTGTAATTGGATCCAGTTCTTGGTTGCTTGCCGGTCCAATAGCTGCGCAAGTAAGAGTAGGCACGCCATTAAACTCGGTACGCCCTGCGTCCACAATATCAGCAACAATCAATCCAGCTTCACGTGCTGCATTCATGACGTCATGCAACTCTTGTTCGCTGTCGACGGTGACTGCAATTTTGGTAAATGAACCACTCAACCATTCCTTTACAGATGGATGGTCTAAGTTTTCAATCGTTGCTTTCAAGGCCGCATGTGCACCTTGTGAAATTTCTTTCCCCCTACGCATGCCTAGGTCCTTGCGTATAACTATAATCTGTTTCATTAGCCTTCATCCATTTTGATTAGGAATTCCATCTTTAGGAAATCTCGGGTGACTTGTTCAATTGATTTCTCAGGATCATTATCATATCTAGAAACATGCCAAGCGCTTCGTATCTCTCTAAGTTGAGTCTTGTACTTTGTTGACTTGGTGCGCAACAATAGAAAATTTATGCGCCTATGAATTTCAAGTGGATCGATTTTATCCATTGTTCTTGTCCAATGCAATCAAGAATTCTACGTGTTTGATTTCGCCCTCGATTGCAGCCATTTCGGCAACATTGTCCGCAAACAAAGCAGTTACCCATCTGTGCGAAATATCAACTGCAAGTTCTCCATATTGGTCGCCACGCTGACTGAGTCGAAAGATCTTTTCGTACGGATTGTTGTGAATGATCATTTGTACCTCAATAAAAATAAGAGCATGTCGTCGTCGCTGTGTATGTCGTAAATCACCCCGCGCTGAAATCGCATTTCGTTAATCTCTCTTGATTCGATATAGTGCAAGTTGGCAGTTTCGATCTTGTAATTTTTCATCAACCATCTGTCGAACCGCAAGTCAACGCCACTATCTAAAAATGGAGGCGGCAGGGTTTTTTCAATCTTCTGTTCACGAAACATAGCCTCCATTTCATTAAGTGCATTATCTATAGCGTCGCGATATTCACCATACAAATCCTTACTCTGGCTGCAATCCTCGAGGCTGGTATATCTACTCATTGTGTTATCCGTATTTGAGTTTGAACATTAAAAACAACGATTCGTCTACAACACTGTGTATTCTAGCTGCAAAGAATCTAGTGCTTTCGAAATGGTAAGCAAGTGTTTTGATGCCATATGTTTCTAGCATATGCCGACCGAATGCATAATGGTCGCGTCCAAACCTAGCCCAGCCCGGGCATCCAAGTTCGAGATACTGCACACGTAGATCATTGTCGAGGTAGTCGGTGTAGATCTCAGCTATAGCTGACGAGTATTCTTGATATCGACAAATGCTTTCACTCACTTTATCTGCGGTCATGTCAGCGTATCTATCTATGTCAGTCATCGCTTGTTCCATAATATTTTAGTTTGAACAGCAATGCTTTGTCTTTGTCGACGACTTTAACAAAATTTGTGCCGCCGTCAGCATTTCCGCTATTATATCCAGATGTTTGGATACCGTGTTCTGTGTACAACCAATTAGATCTGAGTTTCCACCATTCTTTACTGCAGACGGTTGCATTTAACCAACCGGATCGTCTACCTTCACCAGAATTTAGCATATAGCTGGGCAACGTGTGAACATTTTTATTCCAGAGATCGCGGCTTGCGGCCTCTATTGCTAGCATATATGCGGTATTATTATTAAACAACATAGCTTCTTACTTTATGTTGTCGCCTATCACGCCACGACATAAGTCGTTAAACCACATATCAACAACTGCTTCATCAGTGCGACCGCTGTAACCAGCTTTGTTCAAGCTAGCAACAAATGCATCGTTCCAATCAAGTTCAAAATAGCCGCTTCCAGGATTAGAAGGATCGGCGAACTCAATACTTACTACATCCACCCATGGCTCCTTGTCAAGCTCTGCTAGTGTCTTTGCGCGAAGTTTTGGATCTTCAATCCGATTTGCACGCCATTTTTTATACCATTGTATCATAGTTTCTCCTAATTCTATCCAGCCATCTAGTATCATTCTAGTATCTTTTTGTGTATTTCTTGATAAAGTTCAATATCGGTCACATTCATCATCAAGTCAAGTATACCGTTGCTATGCCATTCGACCATTGCCATTGCATCGGCTACGGTATTTAATCTCACAAGTTCTCCGTTTATTTCAGTATGAAACCTCCAAAGCACTTGTTTATCCCGCGCCAAGATAGTGTAGTCGATTTTGTAACCCTGCTTGCTAATAGGCAATGTTTTGTAATGTTGTACGCTCATGCTAGGCTTGCGTACAAGTGAATCTGCAAGTTCAAGATAAAGCCATGCTTTACACAAAACTGTGCAGCATACTCGTGATTAACTTGGTTAGCTTTCATGTCAAGCAACTCAGGTTCCCAAAAGCTTACAACTTCGTCAATTGTACTACGCTCTGCAAGAGTTGTACTGTTTGAATTCAAACGTAGCTTTTTGCTTTCAAGTGGCACAGAGTTGTAAACATTCATCGGACTAATGTAAATATCTTTACCTGTTGTCCTAGCCCATTCATGTGCCCAGTCTGGAATATCTGAATATGGACTGTCTTGGTCTGCTTCCATAACAAACTTCAAACAGTCTGCACGTTCAAGGATCTCAGGGCGCGGCTTCAAGTAACGCACTGCTACCTTTTGCTTTTCCAAACACTTTGGCGAGCAAACAAGTGTAGTGCTTTCGGGAATGGCTGTGTTTTGTGTGCCATTGCTTTCAATCTGTGTCTTTGCAAAGATCTTTTCCATACGCTCAAGGAATGGATTGATGTTGTCTTGTAGCATTGGTTCGCCACCAGTCATTACCAACACCATTTTCTTCTTGGTAAGTGTAGAATTAATCTCCGCCCCACCCCAAGTGATTTCTTTAATGGCTTTATGATGTGTCCACCTGGGTCGCTCCATACCTTGATCAGCATAAAACTGCTCAATAGTTTCTTCAATGCGCTCTT